AAACCAGGGATCATTGAGCGACTCCGCTCACAGCATGACGGGATGCTCCCTAAAGGGGAGTATGCGTTTGTCACCAAGAAGGACATTGCGGAATTGATGACTGCAATAGACGGTATCCGCACCGAACGCGACGAGGTAAGGCGGGAACTTGCTCATCATGTGTTTGTTTCTGGTGGAGTGACCCCTGCTCAATACGCCGAAGTGCGCGGCTGGGATTGCTTCCAAGAGGAATCCAGATGAAGGACATCGTCACTCAACTCCGCATGAACAGCGAGTGCCTCGCGCCGTCGATCATGCTTAAGGCGGCAGACGAGATCGAACGACTCCGCAAGGAGCGCGACGAGGCGAGGCGGGAAGTATGCAGGAACGAGGCCAACCATCTGCCAACGATGGTGGATCCGCGCAGAGAAGCGCAGCGGCGTGGATGGGATTGCTTTGAGGAGTACGGCAATGCCTGACCATCAACAGGACGGCATGACGCTGAAGGATTCGGGTGACCGTCAGACTTGGGAAACAGGTAGCCGCCGGGATACTCGGGACGGTAAGGGGAGGTTTGACCTCCTGCCGTGGTCCGTACTGTGGCAGGACGCCAAGTACATGGAGCTCGGTGCCAAGAAGTACGGGGACCGGAATTGGGAGAAGGGGCAACCTCTGTCCCGTTACCTGGATTCTGCCTGCCGCCACCTTGCCAAGTACATGATGGGCCTGCGGGACGAGCCCCATCTCTTGGCCTGCCGCTGGAACATTGCCGCGTATGTGTGGACCCTTGAGCAGATCAAGGATGGCTCTTTGCCCGCCTCCCTAGACGACATGGGTGAGTCCTCCAATGCACCTATGGAGCAGAATGGCACCTGACGACCTTCCCTTTGTCCACCCCACGTTTGTGGACGCCTTGAAAAAGCGGTTCCCGGTGCCCGTCCCCTCCCTTGATGACTCGGACCGTGCTATCTGGCATCGGCTTGGTGCTTGGTCTGTCGTCCAGTTCATCGAGCGCATCGTCAAAGAACAACAGGAGAGAGCAACCCGTGTGCAGTCCCAGCATCCCGAAGCCTAGCCCGCCGCCGGCACCACCCCCGGCTCCCGTGAAGATGACCGAGTCTATGACTCCAACGGCCTTGGCCCGGTCAAAGCGCCTTGATGGCGGCTACGGTCTTGACCTTCTGACGATCCCGATGATGTCGAACAGCTCAATGAAGGCCGGGGCGCAGATCCCAGGAACCTGATGGGAAACGGACAAGCACTCTGGACCCGGCTTGAGTCGGAGAAGTTCTCCTACCTCAACCGAGCGCGTGAGGGGGCCAAGCTCACCCTCCCGTTCATCTACCCGCCCGCCGGTACGGGTTCCGCGACTGCCCTCCCGACCCCATACAACAGCCTCGGCGCCCGCGGAGTGAACAACCTTGCGGCCAAGTTGCTGCTGTCCCTGCTGCCCCCCAACACCCCGTTCTTCCGGTTCACCATGAACCGTGAGGTTGTGCGCCAGGCTCAATCTGAGGAGATGCTCGGGGAACTTGACTACGCCTTCTCTGAGATGGAGAAGGAGATCATGGAAGAGATTGAGCGGATGCAGACCCGCCCGGTCCTCTACGAGGCAATGCGTCACCTCCTGATCTGCGGCAACGGTCTCCTTGAGCTGACCCCTGCCGGGAAATGGCGGTTCCGTGGGTTGACCAATTACGCCATCAACCGAGACGCATCTCAGAACATTCTCCAGCTCGTCACCCGTGATTCCATCCAGTTCTCTGCGCTCCCGGCCTACATCCGGGAAGCCACCGAGATGGACTACAACGGCAACGATCAGCCCGTGGATGTCTACACCATCGTCATCCGCCGGGACAAGAACTACGAATCCTGGCAAGAGGTCTGCAACATTGAGGTGCCGGACTCCCGGACCACCTACTCGTTTGACGATCTGCCTTACGTTGTCCTCCGGTGGAACCGGGTGTACAACGAGGACTACGGGCGTGGTCTCGTTGAGGAGTACCTTGGCGACCTGATCTCTCTTGAAGGTCTCACGCGCAGCATCGTGGAGGCAAGCCTTGCCGCCTCCCGCATCCTGTTCTTGGTGAACCCCAATGGCCTGACTTCGTCCCGCACCCTTCAGGACGCCCCCAATGGAGCCATCCGCGAGGGTAACCCGGACGATGTCGGGGTGCTCCAGGTTGAGAAGTACAACGACTTCCGGGTTGCTCTTGAGACGATGGGCGGAATCAAGGAACGGCTTGGACAGGCGTTCCTGCTGAACACGGCGGTCCAGCGCAGCGGTGAGCGAGTGACGGCGACCGAGATCCGCGCAATGATTTCGGAACTTGAGTCTGCCCTCGGCGGCGTCTTCGCCACCCTGAGCGACGAACTGAGCACCCCGCTTGTGAACCTGGTCATGGGCCAGATGATTAAGCGGAAGAAGCTCCGCAAGTTCCCCAAGGGTGTGGTTCGCCCGATCATCGTCACGGGTCTTGACGCCCTTGGCCGTGGTCAGGATCTACAGAAGCTTGACGTCTTCATGGCCGGCATCCGGGACACCATCGGTCCGCAGGTTGCCGCGCAATACCTTGACGTTCAGGGCTACTTGGTGCGCCGCGCCTCGAGCCTCGGTCTTGATCTCAACGGACTCGTCAAGAGCCCGGAGCAGATGCAGGCCGAGCAGCAGGCCGCACAACAGCAGGCAATGGTCCAGCAGCTTGGTCCTTCGGTGGTCCAAGGCGGATCGAAGCTGATTGCACAGCAGATGCAGCAGCAGGGACAGGGACAGGAGATGACTCAGAATGGCTGAATCGACACCCATCATCGCAACTGACACATCGGTCGGCCCCAACGACGCGAAATTCATCGCGCTCGCTGATGCCGCACAACAGGCAGCGGAACAGGCCAAGCAGCCTGCCGGCGAGTTCGGAATCGAAGACGCTCAGGTTCCTTCGGGCGACCTGCCGTCATCCACCGACTCGCCGGCTCCGCTTGCCGGGAAGTTCAAGGATGCCAAGGACCTCGAGAAGGCCTACCTGGAACTTCAGAAGAAGCTCGGAGAGAAGCCGCAGGACCCCAAGGCACCCACCGAACAGGAGGTTGCCAAGACCATCGGTCAGGATGCCCTGAGCGAATTCGTCACCGAGTTCCGCACCAACAACACGCTTTCCGAAGACTCCTATGGGAAGCTCCAGAAGATGGGGCTGTCCAAGGACATTGTCGATGCCTACATTGAAGGCCAGAAGTCCCTTGCCGACCGGCAGGTGGAGTCGGTGTACGCAAAGGTCGGTGGCCGTGAGTCGTTCCAGCAGGTGGTCGAATGGGCCACGCAGAACCTCCCGGCTGACGAACAGGAGGCGTACAACTCAATCATGGCATCCGGCGACATGAAGGCGGCAGGCTTTGCCATCTCTACCCTTGCCGCCAGATACCAGGCAAGCGGTAGTCGTCCACCCAATCGAATTGATGGCAAGCCGACCATTGGTCAGGTTGGCTTCAGAAGCCAATCCGAAATGATCTCCATGATGGCCGACCCACGGTACAAGACGGATCCTTCGTTCCGTCAGGATGTTGCCCGTCGCATGGCTGTCACCAAGTTTGCCGACTGATGCGACTCGCCATCATCTGCCTTGTGTTGGTTGCAGGATGCAGCTCCACGCAGCGGATCTCGTCTTCCTCAGGTGACATCCGAACCGAGGCCCATGCCCTCATTGAGCATGGTCGTGAGACCAATGATCCGGAGGTGGTGAGCAGGGCGTCACGGATCGACGCCTTGGCCACCAAGATCAACACGGACGTTGCCAACGTGCAGGACAAGACTCCTGCATGGATGACCATGCTCACGTACATGGCCATCGCGGTGGTCTGTGTTGCCACGGTCATCGTGCTAGCCCAGACCGGATTGGGGTCAGCCATGAAAGCCGTTCTTGGGTGGATCCCTGTGAAGACACGGAACGATGCGCGTCTGGCCGCATCGGTACTGGATGACGGAAAGCCAGAGAACGTCAGGGAATGGATCGCAAGTAAACGGACGGACCCTGTATGGAACAGGGCGTTCGTAGACGCAAAGAAGGAACTCAACGAATGCTCAACGACATCTTCCTCGCCATCATCATCCTCGCCGCAGGATTTGTCACCGGCTACTGGGCTTGCAAGTCCAAGAAGCTGAACTTCTGAGAAGGACAGATGCAGCAAGGAAAGAACAAAGAGTTTGCCCGCATCGTCCGCAAGACAGCGGCGCAGGCAGCGAACGCGAAGCCGAGCAGCCATCGGACTGCTCCGGCGAAGACTCGCAAAACCGGAAAATAAACTTCCACAAGCCAGCGGTTCCAAACGGAGCCGTTGTCTATTACTTCCGTGTGATCCTGGCAGGATCATGCGGATGACGTCCAGATTGGGCAGCAATGTCCGCCAAGGCCCCATGCGTGGGATACCCCTGGCGTTGATGTCGCATGGCCACGGACTGACCCGTACTGCCAACGCAATAGTTACATAAGGAGTCACCACAATGGCTGGTGAATTCAACTTTACTGGAAACCGTCCTGGTCGTAACGGCGACGGTTCGGATCGTCGGGAACTTTTTCTTCGTGTGTTTTCTGGAGAAATTCTGTCGAACTTCTCCACGAAGCTCGTCCTCGCTCCGCTTGTCCGTAACCGCTCCATCGCGGTCGGTAAGAGCGCAACCTTCCCGATTTACGGCAAGGCTGATGCCAAGTGGCACACGCCCGGCCAGAACATCCTGGAATCGTCGGCTGGAATGCTCTCCAACTTCAAGTACGGTGAGCGCGTCATCAACATCGACAACATGCTGACGGCGAACACGCTGATCCATGACGTTGATGAGCTGCTCAACCATTGGGATGTCCGTGGTCCCATCGCCACCGAGCTTGGCTACGCCCTTGCCCGTGCGATGGACGGCTTCGCCATGCGTACGATGGTGTCTGCATCACTCGCAACCAACCCGATCAGCAATACCTCGGGTAACGGTACGGCGCTTGCAGGCGAGACGATCACCTCCGGCACCACCGGCTCGGTCACGGGTGGCGAAATCCTTGCTTCCCTTTACACCGCGCAGGAGAAGCTCGACAACAAGGATGTCCCCGAAGATGGTCGTTTCTGCATTCTGCGCCCTGAGCAGTACAACGCGCTGATTGCTTCGGCTGGTACGTCCACCACGGCTTTCCGTTTCAGCCGTGACTTCAACAGCGACCTTCCCACGGCAAACGCTGGTCAGGGCTCTGCGTCTCCGCTGGATGTCGCCGGATTCAAGGTGCTCAAGAGCAACCTGTTCCCGCGTGATACCAACGACAGTTCGACCGACCTCTACACCAACACCAACATCATCAACGACCCGTTTGGTTCGTCCGGCGTTGGTTACGGTGCGGATCTGTCGAAGTACTGGGGCGTCTGCGGTCATGCCGACGCCATCGGCATCATCAAGAAGCTCGATGTCGCTACCGAGATG